TATGCCTTTGCCGCCGCATGCCACACGTCAACATCGCAATCAATGTCCGCCTCACAGGCCGCGAAGTCTGTGTAAATTTTGGTGTCCAATTCGTAACGTGCCATGATCTTAATCTCCATTTTTGGCGAGGCACAATGCCCCTGTAATGATGTGTATCAGCTTACATCGTACGATGCAAGAGAAAAAATGCGCAGCCCCAACTGGGAGGAGCTTAGGGCTGCGCTACCGTGATTGCGCCTTCTTCACGCGCGGCTCTCAACGGCATACCGCCAGCATTTACCCGCTGGTCAGGGTGTCCTTATCAGTAGTATTTGTCTACGATGTTTTTTTCGTAATGTTTAACAATCTTGTCGAACAGCGCAGGGCTGACGGGCTTGTTGCGCCGTGAGCCGCGAATGTCTTCGATCTCCAAGTCGAACCATGCTGGTTCATCGGAACCGTAGCTGTTGCTGCCGCCCTCGGTAACATTGACGTAAACATCAATCTCAAACAAGAAACCACGAATTTCTACTTCCATCGAAAAGTTGTCGGTCACCTTCATCTCCATCTGCTGGCGAGGCACCGTGCCTCATGTGCAATCCATATCAAACCACATCGTACGATGCAACAACTATTTTCAAGAAACCCTGATTTTTGTTATTGCGAGCCAAATTTCTTCAATCGGTGTCAGTTCGTGACGCTCGACAATCCAACAGTTACCGTGGCCAAGGTTGACAGCCTTCGCCTCAGCCATGAAACGCTTTTGGCTGATTCCGCCCTCAACAAACATTATTGATGGTTCATCTGTAGCGGTTACCAATACAGAAATATCGGATCTGAACGACTCTTTTGACTTGAACAGCAGCCTGCCACGCTCGTGGAATGACGCCTTAACGTCTATGCTCCAATCCCCAGCCCACATGTCTGTGCCGTTATCGATACCCAAGGCTGCGGGGTTGTACGGCAGTTGCAGAACCTTCGACACAGCCAACTCGGCCTTGATGCCGAGGAGGTCGATATTGTCCTGTGGCGCTTTCTGCTGATCCGTCACGCCACTGGATCTGGCCATCTGCCAACGCAGAGCTGCACCCTGGTCACACGCTGACATCTCAGCCTTGGTCAATCTCACATTTACCATCTGTCCCTCCTTACGGGTATGGCATTTTTTCATACCTAATTGCCCGCGCCGCCTTGGCCCTGAAACCCCGCGACCCGATGATCTTGATGTACCTGTGCTTGCGTGGCCTCGGTGCCAGATAGAAGTCATCTCCATACCTGTCACGCATCGCCTGAGCGCGGTTTGCCACGCCCCTAAACTGGTCTGCGATGGTGATGCCATGCAGATGCTCCATCCCCCTTACTTTCCAGTCTGTGCGCTTCGCTGAAAGGCCGTGGTAGGTAAAGCTGCATGCCTGATACACCACGCCACGGTGGCCCTGCTGCGTGTCTGCAAACGAGATCACGATGTGGTCACCTCCGATCATCCGCAGGCTAGCCGACACGAGCATCGACGCATCGTTCTTGACGTTGTGATCCAGTACCAGTCGGTTCAATTCCAACACAGACCCCGCAAAATCCTCGCCTGCGATGCCATTGCGCAATGGGCTGCTTGCTGGGGTGCCATACGTCACACAGCCCACCAGAGCGCCATCCCTGAACAGCCCAAAGGCGTGGCTGATCGACGGCCAGCGGTGGGCGTAATGCACACCCACCACCAGCCGCTCGCACTCCGCCCGCGCGATCCTCCTGATCACAGATTGTCCCAACCATTTAGCGCCATTGCAGCGCGAAGGATTGAAATCAGATCATGGGCCTGCTCTGGTGATGCAACCTCTATGATTTGGCGCTCATCTCCATCAAACTGAAAAAGGGTTATGAAATCAGAATGGCTGTCAACGCTCAAATTGTATTCTGGCATGTCCTCACACAGTGCCACCATCGGTTTACTGTCAATCATTCTTGATCCTCCACATGCAGCTTGATCATAGGTCACCCCATCCCGCCTTGAGCGCAGCCTTCCGCAAGTCACTCAAAAGTTTTTTCATCTCCGCCTTTGACTTGATGTTGAAGTCAGGCTCACTAAGGTCAAACTCGTTCAGTTTGATGACGACACTGCCAATAACCTTCATAGGCTTTGAGTCACGGAAAAGCTTAACTTCGTGAGGTTTGACTGCGCTAATTTTCATTTTCATCATTTTCTCCGATCAAAAGTTAAAGTCGTGAAATTTTACTGGCTTCAAAGCCAGTGCATAGCGCGCGCCGTGGCTGTCATACCATTTGCCATCCTTGCGCTTACGGATGCGGATCACTGGCGCGTCAGGGTCTGGCTGGATGTCCCAGTCCTGATCCTCCTGATTTACCACATGGCCGAGGAAACCGCCCGCCATGAACTGGCGCATCCACGGCTTCTCAGTGGCAACCATCTCGCGGATGTCCAAAGTCTTGAGGCTGACATATCTCACCACCTCGAAAGGGTTCACGTCCGAATACCCAATGTGATTTGCGTAGATCATGCTGCCACCGCCATGCAAACGCCATGGTCGATAAGTTCGCTGGCCATGCGACCGTAGAACCCCTGCAATTGCCACGCCAGGCCTGTGTCGATCAGGTGCTGCCACGCCTCGATCACCTCATCCTCAGTTGCGTCCTGCGATCCCTCGCAGATGTAGATTGCCGTCAAGTCATCCATAATTTCATCTCCGTGTTTGTGTGTTTCGATGTGACCTGCATAACATCTGTATCGGGCAATGCAAGTGAAAAGTTGATAGTAAGAGGGTAGCGAGGTATCACCTAACAACTAAATGCACCTAAGTCATTGAAAAATAAGAGAAATATGTATAGTATATATGTATATATATATATATATATATATATATATATATTTATCTCTCTTTTTCTTTTTTTTATCTCTCTCAGGGTGGGTATCTTTGTATATGTCTATATCTCTATACTACCCACTATTTACTCTAAGAACTACGAACCATCCGTAATATCCATATAATTCAGTAACTTAGGGGGTAAAAAGTGCCTAACAATTACCCCCTAAGAAGCCCGCTATCTACTCAGAAATGCCACCGTTTCTATCACACCCCCTCCCCAATCATCGCTTCGTCGCAGTCACCGCAGACCAGCCGCGAGCCTGCCTTTGCCCATGCCTTCGCGTCACAGGTGGGACAGCTATGTTTAACTTTAGACTTGTCCTTGGCCTTCTCGGCCTTGGCGATGGGCATCGTGAAGTAAGGGATGTCGAATGGCATCAGGTTGGCCAGAGCAGTCGCAAAGGGGCCGTCAGGGTCGATCATGTGGGTAACATTGCGGCCAGTCATTTTGCCGCCCTCGCTGCCCGTGTCCGTGGGCGTGAGACCCACCCGCAGCATCAGTTCCGCCCACGCCTGATTGTGGTGGCCACCCTTCGATGGCTTGCCGAACTCCTCCTGCTCCAGATGCGTCATCTCATGCACCAGCGTGGCCAGCACCGAGGCAATGTCCCGATCCATCGTATTGGGGTTCAGGGCGATCTCGTGGGTCTTGTCGCCATCGCGGTGGGCAAACTGCTCCGCATGGAAGTACCCGTGCGCGCCACGCTTGCGCGTCAGCGTGAACATCACGGGCGGCAGGCGGTTCTCGAACAGGGCCTCGTTGAAGAAGTCAAAGGCCTGCTCAAGCCCCGCATAGGTTTCGGTGGATGGTGTCTTGTAATCGCTCATAGCTCATAAATCCCATAAATCTCGGCCATAACGGCCATTGCGTCTGCTTCAGTGTCGTAGGATGGCATGATGCCCCAACGCCCAGTGACCTTGTGGGCCGCGCTGCGCAGTGCATCGTTTTTGGATTGGCTGGTCAGGAACTCCAGTTCCCAGTGACCCGTCTGTGATTGGTAGATGTACATGGTGGCCCCCTTGTGTTGGTAGGCTGGTCTAAGCGACCAGCCCCTTTGCTTTGATGCGGATGGTTTCGACCAGAACGGGCTTTTTGCAGAGGCTGATCTCGTCATCGGTCAGGAAATTCTTGACCAGACCCTGATCCAAGCGCATTTGCTCGGACAGGCTCAGGACGAGGTCACAGGTGACCCCTGTGAGGGTTTCCACGCCCATGGCCTTGATCTCGGCCTTGAGCGCGTCCAGCGCCTTGTTTGCCACATCGGCGGCGTTCTTGGCGGCGGCGTAACGGTCTGCTAGGGTGATGGTCATGTCGTTCTCCAGTGTGTTTTGTGTTTCGATGTGGTAGAATTAACATCGTACTATGCACTGGTCAACAACTATTTTCAGTATTGACAGAAATATTTTCGCGGTGTACCGATGTGGCACGGACAACACAAACAAGGATCACAACATGAAAATCACCAGCCTCACCGAACTCGCTGAGTTCCTGCGCAACCTTCCAAATGGGCCAGACGCTGAAATTGGCTTCGATATGTCAAACAGCCAAAACGCTCGCTTTTTGACTGACCACCCCTGCGGCTCGGCCTGCTGCATCGGCGGGTGGGTCAACCTGCAAAACGGCACCGATTACGGCGTTGCCCGTGCCGTCAGGATGATTGCGCCTGATTACATTGAAGTCATGGAAATCTCTGCGCTCTGCTTTCCATCGGATGTCCCAGAGGCGTGGGGGGCCACACCCCAGCAGGCAGCCCGCGCCGTGGAAATCCTTGAGGAGACGGGCCAGTGCGATTGGGAACGCGCGATGGCGGAGGTGCCAGCATGAAGAGCAACCTCGAAAAAGCCTTGCTGGCCGATGGGTCGGCGCTGTCGCTACTGGCTCTTGCGCACATTGAAAACCAGAATGATTTCGTCCGCGAGGTCGAAAGCAAAGTTGCAATCCTGTCGGCTGAGATCGACATATTGCTAGACCGTGGGTTCAAGAAGGTGGTGGCCCCAAACATCGACTGCATCCTGGCCCTGGAAGCGGCTGGGATGCGTGACGCAGCATCAATCCTACGGAGAATGAAATGATGATTGTTGATATTGCAGCAGTATGTCACGAAGCTAACCGCGCTCTGTGCGCCGTCAACGGCGATCACAGCCAGCCAAGCTGGATTGTCGCGCCAGAATGGCAGCGGGCAAGCGCCATTGATGGCGTTCTACACGCTTACGCCTTCCCAGATGCCACGCCAGAAGACAGCCACAACAACTGGATGGCAGGCAAGATTGCAAACGGCTGGGTGTACGGCGAGGTCAAAGACCCCGTGGCCAAGACGCACCCCTGCATAATGCCGTTTGACCAACTACCAGAATGGCAACAGAAAAAAGACAAACTTTTCCTAGCAATCGTGAGGGCATTGGCGTGATGTACTACATTGAATTAGGGCTTGCCTTTGCCCCGTACCTGTTCTTGACCGTGAGCGCGTATCAATCCATGCGGGCGGAGGACAAGCAGGAAAAAATAATTCACTTATTGTGGGCAATCATCTTTGTGATGATCGCCGTAGCTGATGAGGTATCAAAATGAAACTGAAAAACCTGACAGAATTGGCAGAAATGCTGCGCGGATTGGACAACAACAGCCCCCGCCGTAAGATGGGTTTCGACATGGCGTATTCGTATAACGACCGCAAGGCTTCCTCCCATTTTTGCGGCTCCGCCTGCTGCATCGGCGGCTGGGTGCAGTACCTCAACAAGAACACGCGCGACCTTGAACTGCATTACGCGGTCGCAACCATCTGCCCCCCATACATATCGATAAAGGAAATTTACAGGCTGTGCTACCCAGACACTGCCCATGATGATGGATATGACGCCACACCACAGCAGGCAGCACGGGCGGTTGAAATCCTGCGGGACACGGGCAAGTGCAACTGGGAAGAGGCAATGAAATGAAACGAAACGTATATACCAATGTCGCCCCGTTTGGCCTCTGCACCCCAAAGGAGCAGGCAGAATTCCGCGCCATGCGGGACGCAGGCCACAAGGTCATCATGTACGAGATGGATGGCGAGTGGGTTGACGTAAACGCCCGCAGCTTTGGGCTTTCCAAGGTCTACCGAGTAAAACAAGAGGAAGTGAAATGACCGATGAAGAGTTGATTAATTGGCTGCGCAATTGGTACAGCCCAGAATGCCACACCGCCGCCGACCGCATCAAGGCGCTGTCAGGTGACCTTAAATCCGTATTGGCCCGTGAGGTGGCGACCCAAGAACGTCACGACCTCAAAATGGAAGCCCTAGAGGCCAAGCTGGCCAGAGCGGTGGAGGGGTTGCAGTTTTACACAGAAAAAGAAGACTATGAATACCAAGATGTGACACGGGACTGCGGCTGCTGCTCCGACATGGAAGACCCCATCATCCTAGACGATAAAGGCCATCTCGCCCGCCTTGTACTTGCTGAAATTAAAGGAAAAACAAAATGAAGACTGCCGCCATCATTATCACCAACATCCTGCCCACTGGCACCACTTTTGCCTTGCTGGCCGACACCATGGAGTCTGTGTTTGTCAACGCCTCGGTCAGCAAGTTTGCGGGCCTTCAGGTGGGCGAGACTGTGCAGGCTGAGATCGTGCCGAACCACCAGCAGCCAGATCGCACCCCGTGGCAGGCCACCAAAATTATGCGCAACGCCGCCCCACCCGTGGTCGGACTGGAGCAGCGCGTGACTGACGAGTTGTGGGTTGAGGAGGCCACCGCGAAGGAGTTGTCAGAGGCGCTGGGCGCTGACGAGAGCGCCGTTCAAGTGACCCTTGACCGCATGATGTCACAAGGCAAGATCAGGGCATACTCTGTCTACGCCATCGTATTGGAGGGCAAGAAATGACTGATGAAGAATTGATTAAGGAATTGCGGGAGCGCCCGTACCGCATGGGTTCGGAAAGCAATGATGAAGCAAAATTGCGCAGACAGGCAGAACGAGAGGCTGCCGCCGACCGCATCGAAGCCCTAAAATATAAACTGGACAAGGCTGTGTCGGCGTTGCGGGAGATCAAGTCTGTAGAGTGCATCCACTGCACAGACTTGTTCAATGAATTGGCCGATGACGTTCTGAATGACACTGAAGGAGAAAAGAAATGAAAAAACTGATCCTAATCGCCACCCTCGCGCTGGCGGGCTGCAACGAAGAAGAGCGCAAGCGCGAGCTTGATGGCATCAACACAAAGCTGCCAGAGGGCTGCGCCATATCCGATATGGGTTACTACGCCAATATAAACCATGTCTTGGTAGTGGTCTGCGAGGGCGTAAAAACCATATCCACCAACACTTCATGGGTATCAGGCAAGACCAAGCAGGGCGGTGTCACCGTCCAGATCGAGGAGAATTGAAATGAGCATTCCAACATGGACAATCATGGCCCTGTCTCTGGGCGGAGCATTCGAGGGGGAGGGGCCACGGGTCGCACTGATGTTCCCATCCTACGCCGAGTGCAGCATCAGCATCAACACGCTGCGTGACGTGTTTGAGGCGCAGGGGGTGGACGTTACAGGCGTCCACTGCATCAGATCAAACGCACCGAGTGTGTCGCCGTTCCCAAAGGTAAGGCCCAAGTGAGAAACCCGATATACAAGACCGTGGCCAAAATGGTGTGTAGTGGGTATAGCCGTAAGGACATTGCTGAACACCTTGGCATGAAGGTAACCAATGTACACAACCACATTAAATACGCCCGTTCCATTGGCGTGGATGCGCAGTTTGACCGAAACAGCGTCCTGCTGTCTAGAGCGCCGCCGCACATCGAAAAGTGGTTGCGTGAACAAGCACCCGAAGGGGCAACGGCGGGGGACGTGATCCTTGCTATTCTAAATGACACTTACAATGAGGATATGGAAGATGAGAGTAAGCAAACAAAAGATGCCTGACGGCAAGGCGGCGAGCGACACGCCAAGCATGTATGCCATCAGGGACGCGATTAGCTGCCCGCGCAGGACGGTCAACGTGCCTGTGATGTCCACGCACACACTGGAGTTCCGCACCGCGCCAGTGACGCTGTCACGCGCCCCATGGGAGATGGAAAATGATTGATCAACAGGCAAGGGATGTTCTGTTCTTTTTTGGGGGCTTTGTTTTGATATGTACGTTTGCCTTTGTTGTAATCTCTTGGGTTACAAAGCCTAGCCCCATGCAGCTTTGCATCAAGGCGGGCTACGAGTGGATCGACGGGGACTGTGTCAAATGACCCCACATGAAGCACTTGAGGAGCTTAAGAACATGACAACCTGTCGCTGCGATGAGGCTTACACGGGCAGGGGTCGGCATGATCCATATAGCGCATGTGACTACGCTGGCGAGGTGAAGATCGTGGCTGACTACGTGGCCAAGCTGGAGGCTCGTACCCCCACCGTCATCCCACTGGTGTGGCAGCAGATGGCCAACCCCATGGGCGACCCCTCAGACCTACACCGCGCGTGGTGTCCGCTGTTTGAGAAGTATTACTGGACAGAGCGCGCGGACAAGATACCGCAAATCGAGGAGCGCCGCGCGGCTCGCATTATGAGAGTTATACAGAAAGGCGGTGAATGATGCCAGTAAACAGGGATATTTTTCAGGCCAAGACCCTGAAGACCAAAATCATATTCGCTTGGGAGGATGTAAAATTCTGGGTGGAAGTCCGCATCCAGAAACTTGTCTACAAAATGAAGAGAGGTTTGAAATGAGTGACGACCATAAATCCTTCAGCCCCATAGCGCAGAAACTGCGCGGCATTGGCCTAATACCCCTACCCCGCTGGTGGGTCACGCCAACAGAGGCTGACATCATTTCGCGCATCGCCAAGCACCACCTGCCCACCGTCATGAGGATCAAGGAAGAGATATGGCGGGAACAGGATTATTACTAAAAAAGGGGGCGCAAGCCCCCTTTTCTTTACTTTGGCCAGTCAGGTGGCCTGTATCCGTTTAGGTATGCCACGATCAGCCTCACCATTCTGGGTGCTGGGCGGCGATACTGCGAGCTTTCCTCGTTGAGTTCCATCTTTCGGATGGTCGAGGCGTCTGTGTCCAACATCACCGAGAAATCTTTGAGCGTCAGCCCAAGTGTTTGCCTGGCGTACTTTACATCATTCGGTGTCATCTTCGTAATCCGCCAACTGGTTGCCAACCTCAATGGCAATTGAGATTGCCCGACGAGCCAATTCCTCTGGGGACAAGTCTGTGTTGGATGCAGCCCCCTGAAGGGCTGCACATACGAGCGTCATAAATTTCTCCATCTTCAATTACTCCTTGGTGATGATGTTTGTGGAAAGCTTGCCCATCATTTCTGTGAGCGGGTTTAGGTATTCGACATCGATGTCGATCTCGCGGCCCTTGTCGATCAAGCGGCCCATGGCGGCGATAAAATCGTTCTTCTTTGCCTCGCTGACCGAGATCAAAGCATCGATGTGGTCATCCATCTGCTTGATGATTGGCTCCCAGTCATCCTCCAAACTTGCTCTTGGGAATATTTGCTTTGCGGAAGCGTAATCACTGCTGGACTGGTAAGACATTGATGCGGACAGGTCATCACTGAGCCAGTTAATCTTGAGGGTAACCGATGGTGAGACGTACCCCTTATCAAGGATCTTATTCTCAAGACGTTTAGCGTTGGACAAAAGTTCTGCGGTGTTCATTTTAATCTCCATTTGGCGAGGCCCTGTGCCTCTGTTGACACCATTACATTGAGGCAACCGCCCCGTCAACGACTATTTTCAATATATCGCTTAATCATTTTTTTCGTAAAATAATGTACAGATTCCTGTACAGTGGCCTGACCAGCGTCAACCATCTTATTCAGGCAAGCCTCAACCTCGGCCTTTTTCGCGGGCCTGCACTTGTTGGCAATCACGCCCAGCGTCTCGCCGTCTTCCCCAGAGATGAGGTTTGCGATCTTGGCCCGCAGGGCTTCACCTGGCGAGTCTTTGGCGCGGTCGTTGGACACCACAAGGCGCGTCTTGTCGATGATGTCGCGTTTGACCAAGGCATAGGCCCAGCGCACATGGTGTTCGGTGCGCAGCCCCTCTGGTATCGACAGGATGAAGGACACCTTGGATACCTGCTCCGCGCCGCGCATAAACAGGGCCTCAAGGCCAGTGGTTGACTTGGCCTGCTCTGCCATCATGTCGAAGATGTAGGTGACCTGATGGAGCATTTTCTTGGCATCTGATGATGTGGGGATCACGATTTTTGGGCCGTAATATTCAATACGGGAACTTGCACCATCCATCATGTCGAAGCTGCCGCCGCCAGCTATCTGCTGGAGTGTGTTCTTCATTTTCTCTGGCATCTCCAAATACTGCCAGTTTGTCTTGGATGGTGGCGCTGTCTCGCGCTCAGTGCATAGGATCGCCCGCGCAATGAAGCCGTTTGTGGCTGTCTCGAAGGTCACCAGTTTGTCAAAGTTGGTGTTGGTGGTGTACCCAGACATCGACACAAAAGGCTTCTCAATCCCCTGATCGATGTTCTCCAACTGATGGGTAAGGCTCTGGATGCGGCGCTCCAAAAATGGCTTTGGGCCACTTTCCTCAAGCGCCTTTTCAAGCTGCATCAATTCTTTGCGCATCATCGACTTCACTTCATCGCCCATATCGCCGCTCAGGCTGTAGAAGCCGTTGGCCTTCGAGTACACTGACATCAGGGTGCCAAAAACGCCCTCAAGGTACTGCGCGCCACCCTTCTCCTGAGCATTCTTAACCTTGCTCAGGAAGAAGCCGATTTCGTCAATCATATAGAAGCTGGGCTGATTTCTGACGAGGTTCCTGACAATCTCTTGCTCTGACTTGATCGAGCCGTGGGTGGCCATAGACATGCCGCAGACCTTGTGGATTTCACCAACCGCCTGCTGGACTGCGTCCTTGCCCGTGCCAGAGGCTGCCACGTTGAACACAAACAGGTTCGAGTTCACGCGCGTCAGGTCATCCGTGTATCTACTGTTGCAGATGTTTCCGAGGGCGAAGATCGCCGCCATGACAGACAGCCTCTCCCGCTTGCGCATAGGCCTGCTTTCGATCCACTCTGCCATCTGCCCCACCAAACCTGGGGGCCGCAGGAGGTCGATACTGCTTGTGTCGATGTCGCTGATGGTAGCGCCCTCTTCGGGCGTATCCTCAAATTCGATAGTTGGCGTGAACGTGACAGGCCTGACCCACCCGCCTTCCTCGGCGTAGTGTACAAGGGTGGCGAGCGTGACGGGGTTTGCGGAGCGGCCAAAAGAATGCCACTTTTTGTCCATCTCACCCGCATCGTACTTTGAACTGCGCTGGCTCCACCTGTCCCACACGTCAAATGCTGACCCGCCAGACGCATGGTGTACAGCCATGCCGATCTTCACCCAGACCTCGTAATCGTCGTAGAGATTGACGAACCCCAGCATGTCAGCCAAGTCTTGGTGGGATACATCGATGTCAACGCCGTTCACATCTGCGCGGTGTTTCTCTGGCACCCGAAGCTCGTTCAGCAGGCTTTCAGGGCAGTCATCAATGTCATCAACTGACCCAAGCACAACCTCGTATTTGTTACCACTGGCATGCATGGAGCCAGCGCCGACAATAAAGGACGCGCCAGACTTGAAGTCGATGCCCTTGTACTTCTTGAGCTTTGATACGAGGGACACACCCTCAGGAACCTTGAAGAGCAAGTGCTTCGACCCGTTTCCCGATCCTGTGTTGATGATCATACCCGCGCCCGCGATGGATGGGTGATCCTTGACAAGTTCGGCATACCCCTCAAGGCCGCCGTTGCGGGCATCCACATCGACACCGAGGAGGTTTTTCGACCCCAAGACCAAGCCCCAGCCAGTTTTGAAGTGGCCCATAAGCTCCATCGTCTCGAACTGCTCCTCCGACCAGCACGGCGTGTGCTGCCAGTTGCTCACCCGTGGGTGCTTGAACAGGCTCTTGTCGGGGCAGTTTGGGTTCCCACATTCGCAGTTGCCATCGGGGCCACGGCCATACAGGCCGAATACACTGTACCCCGCCTCCCAGAAATTACGATATTCCATAATTGATCCAAATA